TTAGATAATTCTAATAATGATCCTTATGCTATTGGCGATAACGAAAAGATTAATTTATCTGAGAATATTCGTCTTACTGATTATGGAGCACCTGTAATCACAGATGATGGTGATATTTATAAAATAATTCATATTATGCGTAGATTAGCGACTGAGAATCGTCTCGTTGGTAAGACTTTAGAGCACAATTTACCAAGCATGGCCAAAGCATCAATAAAAGCCCTTGGTATTAAGATTCCAGAGAGTAAGTTATCGAAAGCTACAGAGCAAATAGTAAATTGCTTTTTAGAAAGTGAAACTCCTTTCCCGGGTGCTGCTCCTTTGTTTAAGAAGAAGTCTGAATCTGATGATGATTCAGAGTCAGATTCGGATGATGAATCATCAGATTCACAAAAACCATGGGAAGATGAAGGCGTTGCAGAAGATCAATATCATTATCCGAAGACCCCATCTCGCGGATATGGTCGTTCTAGCTTGGGCAGAACCACTAGTGAAAGTATAGTGTGGAGCCAGAAGCAAGAAGACGCTATGCTTGGCGAGTGTGCTGGAGTGAGATTCATATTTGACCATGGTGGCTCGAATGATTTACCTCTAGCTATTTTATCAGAAGATGGATCAGTTGAAATCCCGGTACCTAAAGAATTATATGAAAGTGCATTTGCCGCCGCTAAAATGAGTGAAGGTGATCCATCAATGTTCGCTCAATGGATTAATGAATCCATTGAACAACTTCGACCAGTTACTGATGATGAAGATATAGCTTTAAATGAAGCTATTGCTAAAATCACTACAGGCCCAGATGGATCTATTTCTGTTGAAGTTTCAGATGATGTTGGTGTCGGAGAAATATCTAATTCAGATGGCGGCATAGAAAATAATGCTGATTCTGAATTAGATGATGAAGATGAAATGATTATCGATAATGATTCAGATGATATGGGTGATTCAGATGATATGTCACCTGTGGATTCGATCAATGTCGATGGAGTTGATAATAATTTAAGCGATGATACTGAAGATAATGAAATGCCTGATTTTGAAAAAGATGATTCAATTGCATCGGATCAAATTGGTGATACCAATATTGATGATGTTGATGAAGAAAATTCTGATGTTGGTGAAGATGAAGGGTTTGTTGAAGATAAAGATGTAACAAGTCCTGATAAATCAAAATATTCAAAGCATGTCGATGATAATTTACGCGATATGCCAGCACATAAAGTTCCGAAGCCGACTGATGATAAATTAGAAGGTATCGGACCAGATGTTAAAGAAGATGATGGTACAGGGACTAAACCTCCTACGGCTAAGAAGGGAGATTAATATATGTTAGCGAGTCGTAGAGGATATACATTACCTGAGAATCGTGGTTACACTATTAATCGTGGTGTGATTGCTGAAACCGGCGTGATTCCTGCTGGTATGCAATTGATACAGGATGTGTATCCATTTGAAATTATCGATAGGAAAGAAGCACTTACTGAAGATGTTAATGGGAAAGAAATACCAGTAATGCGTGTTACTGGTCTTTTTCAAATGGGTGATAAGGAAAATGCGAATCAGAGGTACTATCCAAGTAATGATGTTTTAGCTCCTGCTGTTCGTAGAATTCAAGAAGATATTTCTCATCGTGCTGTGATGGGTGAATATGATCATCCACCGGACGCAAAAATTCATCTTGATAGAGTAAGTCATTTAATCACCAAAGTTTGGATGGATGGTAAGAAAGTCTTTGGTGAGGCTGAAATATTACATAAGCTTCCATGTGGAGCTTATTTGAGAGGTCTGTTTGAACATAAGGTTAGAGTCGGGATATCATCTCGTGGCGTTGGTGATATGGAGCTTGACGAACATCAAGGACATCAGATTTATAGAGTGATGCCTGGATATTCTTTTGTGACTTGGGATGCTGTTGCTGAACCTTCGGTCAATGGTGCTATATTGCAGATTCAAGAAGGTTTGAATCGTAGAATTCGACCGATTAAGGAATCAAAAAATAAGTTTAATCCGATAGTTTATCAGAATATGTTGGTTAATGAGATTAATTCGTTCTTTGGACTTAAGTAGTGAGTTTAAGTAATTAAAACATTGTGATTTAATTTACTTAAATTCAATCAAAAATAATTACAACAATTTGGGATGGAGTAATAAATTATGAACAAGATTAAAGGACTTTTAGAAAAGTCTGGTTGCAATCCTGAATTGGTTGATAAGATTTGTGAATCCCTTGAAGAGTACAAAGTTACTCTTCGTGAGCAATATGATTCCGAATACAAAGATCGTATAGAGAAAGCAAAGAAGGTCTGTATCGAAGAAACTGAAGCACATAAGAGAGAACTTGCTCGCCGAGTTCAAATCTTTTGTGAAACGAAGTCTGCTGCGATTGAAGCACAAATTGCTAAACAATCGGCCCTTAGTGAGTCTGAGGCAGTCACCAGGCTTAAAAATATTCGATCTCTTCTCGAAGGGATTGAGCCGAATGGTGAGCTAAACGGACAAGCTACAGCCGCATTGAACAAAGCAAAGCAAAAGTTATCGCAACTTCAAGAAGAGAGGAATCGTGCCATTGAAGTGGCTAATCGTCGTGTAGCTATCTCTGAAAAAGCATTGAAAGAGAACCGAAGATTAGCGACCGAAATTGTGCAACTTAAGCGCAAGCTTGATAGTTTAACTGAGTCACGACAAAGAACAGGTAAGAGATTAGATGAGAATCGTGCTAGCATTAAGCCAACGACTACTCGTCAAACTCTTCTTGAGAACCAAACTCGTGTTCAGCCACAACGTGAATTAAGTGTCAGACAGACTGGTCAGATTAGTATCAACGATATAGCTGACCAAATCGAAGAAGATTTAATCTAATCATCTGCAAACTTGATTGATATTAATATCATTTGATATCAATCTAAATTTTAGGAGTAACCATGTTACCGTCTAGAAATCGTCAGATTAATGCCCGTCGTCGTCATTTAGTCGAGGGCACTAACCCTAATCGTAGGGTGATGAACGAAACTGTTGACCCACATCATGCAGCGGTATTGCATGAATCAAAGAAAAACGAACTGGTTAAGAAATGGTCAAAAGTTTTGACCAAATGTAGAGAAGTTACGCCACAAAAATTTAGCTTGATGGCGTCTATTCTCGAAAACCAATTCCGACATGTTAATCCCAACAATCGATCTGTTCTCTTTGAAGACCAGACGACAACTGCTAACATCGCCGATTTTACAAGATTTGCGCTTCCGTTAATCCGCAAATCTTATCCAAAATTGATTGCTGATAATCTTGTCGGCGTTCAGCCGATGAGCCAACCAGCAAGCTTAATTTTCTACATTCGATATCGTTATGCTCTTACGAAGGGGCAAACGGTAGCTGGCACGCAAATCATGCGGCAGAATACCGCCCAAGGGTTTGCTCGCCAGAACGATTGGGCACTCGACCCATATTACAGTTCACAAGAAGTCCGTGGCGAAGATGCCACTGTCGTCGGCGGAACGGTCATTACCGCGACTCTCGCCCACAGACCAGTCTTGGCTGGTACTGTAGTCGTTGAAGCCTATGCTTCAGAAACAGACGCAAGCCCAGCTTGTGATGACCCTGTCCCATGCTTAAAAGTAAGCTTCGACGCCGACGGTAACCCGGACGTCGTTCTTATCGGCGATTGCACCGAATTCACGTCAAACATCGCTGTTGATACTGTAACGCCAGGTGCGACAGTATTCAATCACTCTACTGGTGCTGTTCAGATTACTCTTAGTGCTGGTACTCTTCCAAACGGTGCCATTGCTAGAGTCAATTATGAATACGACCTCGAAGCTAACCCATTCCAGCCAGAAGTAACTTTAAGCATTGACAGCGATTCAGTCGCTGCAATCACTCGCAAATTAAAGACTTCGTGGTCTTTGGAAGCTGCCCAAGACCTAAAAGCTGTCCATAACATCGACGCCGAAAGTACCATGACGGACTTGATGGCTGATGAAATGGTGGCTGAAATTGATCGTGAAATCATCAATGACCTGATCATTTCTGCTGCCATCCGCGCACAGCATAACTTCGCCACTGCCGCTGGTGCTTCTGTCAACTTCACGGACCGCAACATCGCTTTGATGTACAAGACCATTGAAGTTGCTAACATCATTCATAGAACCACTTTACGCGGTCCAGCGAATTGGGCTGTTATGAGTGCTGATATTTGTTCGAAGTTCGAACAGCTTAATGATTTTAGATCATCTGATGCTCTCTCTCCAGAGGGTGTTGAGATCGGTCTTATGAATGTCGGTACAATTCAGGGTAAAATGCGGATCTACAAAGATCCACTCTTCCCGAATTGTAAGATTCTTCTTGGGTTTAAGGGTAATAATATTATGGATGCTGGATACTTCTATGCTCCATATATTCCATTACTCTCAACGCCAACTGTTCTTGATCCTAACAGTCATACGCCAAGCAAGGGCATTATGACTAGATACGGCAAGAAGTTAATTGAAGATGGTGGTCTGTACTACGCCACGATTACGGTTTCGAATCTGTAATCGAACTTCGATTCTTTTCCTCTGATTTGAGGTATGTGTGAAGATAGGCCACGTGAGTAATATCACGTGGCCTTTTTTGTGTATATATAAGGCAAGAAACTCACTATTTTATGGTAAAAAACTCATGTAGTGTTGGTATTAAATTATGGATATTGTTAAACGAAATCGTGAGATACGAGAAGATTATTTAACCATGACTTTGGAAGAATTATCATCTAAGTATAATTTGTCATTGACACAATTATGTAGAATCACTGCTGGAATTGATAAATCATACGCACATCCATGTAATTCTGCTGAATGGTTAGAATCAAAGCTTGCGGCTGGATATACTAAGCGTCAAATGGCATTAGAGGCTGGTGTACCGATATCTTCAATAGCATATTGGATACGTAAATTACGTAATAAGATTAAATCATATAAAACTGTTAAAGAATCGACATCATGGGAGGATTCTGCTGAATGGTTTAAAACTGAGTATGAGATTAAGAAACATGGGATTCCGACGATTGCTACTAAGATTGGTAAATCTGTCGGGTTCGTTGCTATGAAATTGAAAGAATATGGCATAAATCGTCGTAATCTTAAAGATGCTATGAGTTTGCATCATAAGAGACCAAGTAAAGAATGGCTTGATCAGAGATATAATATTGAAAAGAAAAGCATTCAAGCTTGTGCTGATGATTTTGGAGTTACTTTTGAAACCATTTTTGAAGCGTTGCGTGAGTATGATTTTGTAATAAGATCTGCCAGTGATCAACATTCTGGAGAATTAAATGAATTTTATGGATGTCAACACACTCCTGAAACAGTAGAATATTGTAGAAATATTGGGATGAAGTATGGTCGAGAATATTGGATAACTGGAGATGTTGAAAATAAGATAGAACAGGTCCGTGCTAAAGCTAAAGAGATTTGGTCTGATCCTAATAAGCGAATTGAGCAATCACGTAGAATTACTCAATTATGTATGAATGGTGGCTGTAATTCGAAGCAGTTATTGTATATTAGATCTAGAGATGAGAAATCTTTTTTGTTTCGTTCTAGTTGGGAATATGCTGTCGCTTTGATATTTGAATCATGTGATTTGATTTCGGATTGGGATTATGAAACTTTGTCGATTCCAATTATTCAAGATGATGGTATTAAAAATTATTTAGTTGATTTCGAAATTAAATGGGTTGATGGGACTACGACTTATGTAGAGTGTAAGAATAAGCATTTGTTATCTAAAGATTCTGAAAAGCAAAAAATTATTCAAGCGGCAGAATTTTTGCGGAAACAACGTAGTAATTTAATAATAGTTGATGATATTGATGATATTAATAATTGGTTATCTAAAATTCCACCTACTTATTTTAAGTGGGTTAGTGATAATCGTTATTATTCTACTGTTGATTATTTGAATGAGCCACAATTGGTTCAGGAAATATTGCGTCATTATATTACTAATAAGTTGGTCGGCTGGACTCCCCCTAAGTATAATATTGATGAATTACGGTTAGATTGGGATAGAGTTCGTTTTGAAAAATTAGATGGTTATAATTGTTTAGATAGTATAAAATCGACTGTTTCAAATTCTCGTGGTATGCCTGGTAGAGCATTGATAATGGGATTTCAACCCCATTTTTTAGAGGTGCAGATCGGTAAATCATTACCACTTGCTATGGCATTTAATGATTCTTGGATCATTTATAGATCTCTATTACAATCTATGGAAGAACGTGAAAGTTTATCTTATGAGAGACTTCTTAGAGAGATCAATTTTCATTTTACTAAATATTCTCGAACATCGCATTTTGCACCTGGATTCGCTAGATCTATTATTAGAATGTTCAATGCTTGTGGAAAGAGGATATTTGACCCATGTTGTGGTTGGGGTGGGCGTATGATAGCTGCCTTTGTTGAAGGTTGTGAGTATAGTGGTTGTGAATTATCTCCGAATACTTTTCATGGTTTATCTATGATATCTGATTTTATTGGTTGTGAATTTAATGTTCAGAATAAATCATGTTTAGATATTCTGTGGCCTGAATCTGATTTGATCTTTACTTCTCCACCGTTTTTTGATGTTGAGAAGTATATTGGTGGTGAGCAACCTTGGATGATTAATGATAGAAATAAATGGATAGATGAGTTTGTGTTTCCGTTTGTTCATAAAATTAATTCGAAATGTGTATTGTATCTTGATGAACGTACAAAAAATGATTTTGAGTTAGTTAGGAAGTTTGACAATATTATTAGAATCAAAAATAAGAGGCATCCGAGACAAAAAGATGGTTTTGAATTGTTATGTGTTTATGATTGATACACTGGTGGGTGGGGTGTGTGGGAAATGATTTTCCACACACCCCCATTTTGTATATGAGATATTATTTTGATTTGTTAGGTTATTATGAAACTTATGGCTATATTAGAAGGTTCTTGTAGACCAACTGATGAGATGATATTGAATTTTGAAAAAAGAACTAGAGAACATATTAATAGAGTTAAAAAATATTTAAATATATTATACCAATTAACTGATTTAGGAAAAGAATTATTGGTGCGTGCGGATAATCATGATTTAAGTAAGTACGGCCCAATTGAAAGACTACCGTATATATGGATAACTGAATTTCATCGTTGTAAAAATGCTGGTATTAATTTTAGATATCCGGATTGTATAAAAGATAAAATTAATGTTGCGACTAAGCATCATATTACAACTAATCGTCATCATCCTGAATATTTTAGCGACATATCTGATATGAATAAGATTGATATAGCTGAGATGGTCGCAGATTGGGCAGCTATGGCGGAAGAATTGAATGAAGGCAGTCCAAGGGCTTGGGCTAATAAAATGATTGGGGTTAGATGGCATTTTACTAATGATCAAATTGATTTAATTTATGCTTATATTGATTTAATTGAATAGTAAGAGATCAGTTAATCGTTCAAATTTAATTTGGGTTTTCTGCAACAAGATATGGAGGTGCATGATGAAAAATGTGATTCTTGCTGTATTGGTTTTGGCTGGTATTTCAAATAGTGCTTCTGCTGGTGGGATTCAGTTCGTCACTGGTGGTTGTGCTACTCCAGTGGTTCAGCAATTTGTTGCTGCTCCGGTTGTTACACATTCGTTTGTACAACCGCAGTTCATTGCTGCTCCGTCGTTTGTTCAATCACCTGTTTTCTTTCAGCAACGGTTTGTTGCTACTCCATCCTTTGTGCGTCAGCGGTTCGTTGCTGCTCCGTCATTTGTTCGCCAGAGAGTGGTTGTAGCACCGGTTCAGAGACAGGTTATTCGTCAGAGAACAGTTATTAGATAATTTTTGATAACTGTTTTTGATTATTTTGAGACCCCAGCATTTTATGCTGGGGTCTCATTGTTTAACAATTATGATTAGGTGTTATATGTTAGTAGTTGTTAGTGGTGGGTTTGATCCAATTCATGTTGGTCATGTCAGATATATTAATTCAGCTAAAAAATTAGGTACATCATTATTAGTAATATTAAATACCGATGATTTTTTAATAAATAAAAAAGGGCATGTCTTTATGCCATTTGAAGAACGTAGAGAGATTTTATTGAATTTAAGATCTGTGGATGATGTTATTAAATGTATAGATAATGATCAGACTGTTTGTAAAACTCTTGAATATATACAATCAATCAATCATTGTGATATTTTGTTTGCTAAAGGTGGAGATCGAACATTAGACAATATTCCAGAGAAGAAGACTTGCGAACGATTAGGTATAAAAATGGTATTTGATGTTGGTGGTGGAAAGATCCAATCTAGTTCTGATTTAGTTAAAAAGGCTAAGAACGGCACTTTATGA